CATCTTCAATGCTGTTTGAATTGTTAATGGTAAAACCAAAAACAGAGAAGCCAAAAGGAAGGAGGAGGAAAGCCCCGCCGTCACTAGAGAAGTAAACTCTCTAGCTCTTTTGGACAAAGTTGACATATCAGCCACACAGAGACCCAAGACCAATCCAAGGAGAGTGATAACACCCGCTATTGGATCAGCCGAAGGACTCTGAGCAGTGAATCCGTCACCTTTGTACATCGCGATTAATCGATCAATTACAGTCGTACACAACTTGTAAGAGAGGAACCCGATAATATCCACCATTAAGATAACTGCGAGAATACACAGAATCGTTAATGTCTTCGAAAAGTCTGGATTATCGAGAAAATCACTTACAAATTGGGATGGACTAAATTGCTTGACTATCCACGATCGCAATCTTTTCATAACACTCTCAACTGCATTGCCGAGCGTCTCTGAGATAAACCCAAAAACACTCTTCAAACCGTCAATAATGTTCTGAAAAATCGCCTCAACCACCGTTTTCAATGTCTTAGCTCCTGCTTTGACAAAGTTAGTAGCTGCGTCCAAAATGCCTTTAAAAACATCGGTAAAACCTTGGGCTTCGAAATCAGTTGTTTCCACTTGATCTCGTTGTCCAAAATCTTCGGTGTAGTTATAGGCTTCTCGAACTTCGTACAAGAGGGACAAAAATCTCCCTCTCGTCATGCGCGGATCGCAGACCAATTTTCGATCCATGGTAGTGAGAGCCACTATCACGGCCCGATATGATCGGTACTGCGCAAACACATCTCGCCCCCTGATCTTAGCGAAAGGGGCCATTCGCAATTCCATGGCAATAGCACTTAAATCATCCAGCATAGCCGAATCATACATGTACTTATCACCAAACTTCATCTGATACATGCACGGGCACTTCACATATCTCGTTTGATGCGAGCATAGTAAAGGCCTAACAACGTACCAAAATCGACCTTGTTGTTGTGATCGACGGATGTCATCTACATCTTCTTCATCCGTCTCTTCTTCACTGGTTAATTCATCTTCATAGACTTTCACCAGCTCTTCTTCTCCATCTGGGTGTGTAATCACATATTCACCCATCTGGACTCTGCCTAAATCAATGGTTTGACCTCCATTGACCGACGTCTCAACGTCTAATTTAGGTTGTGCGCTAGTTTCACTGATTTTCCCTTCAGTGTTCGCCACCACGCTAGTAGCTTGCTTAGGGTTATTAAACTGAGTTACTTCTTGTCTTGAGGACATTTCGCTCAATTTCTCAATTTCAC